ACGTGCTTGAAGACGCGATATTTGCAAAGCCAAAGGTGATCGTCGCGGGGGCGCTGTAGGTGATCGGCATGTCGACCGCTCCTTCAGGGCAGGTTGCGGGCCGACTCGACGTCGGTGGGAGTGACCGCACCCTCGAAGCCCAGCACGCGCGCGGTGACGGAGCCGGTGGTGTCGCTGCCGCTAGATGGTGTTGCGAGAATCCGCTCGGCCTCGGTGGCGTTGCGCGTGCACGCCGTCAGCACGTTGACGCCGCTGGCGCCACCCGGCGAGGTGTTGGCCCCGCTGGCGCCGCTGGGCACCTGGATGACCGCATCGCGCAGGCCGCCGCGGACGTTGGGCAGCGACGTGTTCACCGTCTCCCGGCCCTGCGTCATGATCTGCAGGTTCATCTGCTTGACCTGGATTATCAGCAGTCGCGCCACGCGACGGGTGATCGCGGGGTCGGTGTCCGCCTCGCTGATGGTGTCGGTCGGGGTGTAGACCGCCCAGTTGATCGCATCGGAGATGGCCGCCGTCGAGCAGTTGGTGCGCCACACCGAGAAGGTGGGCGACGCCGGCTGATTCAGCGCAGCCGCCAGGGCGTAGTGGCCGTCGGACGTGGTCGGGTACGCGGACCAGGTGGGGTTCGCGACGATCGCGGACTTGAGCGCGGCGAGCTGCGCCGGGCTGAGCGCGGCATGGGCCAGCGTGCTGATGCACAGCGCAAGGGCTGCGAGGATGAGGGTGCGGATCATGGTTGCGGCTCTCCTTGTCAGGCAGCGCGGCGGAACACCGCGCCGGTCATGTAGTCCAGGTCGTCGCGCGTGGGCACGATCTCGACGGCCATCGTCGGGAACGTCACCAGCACGCGCTCGGTGAGGTGCTTCACGTCGTCGCGCTCGAAGGCGGCCGACAGCGGCATCTGCGGTTCGGCGGCGGGTCCAGGGACGCCCTGCGGCCCCTGCATTCCGCGCTGCCCGTCCGGACCCTGCGGGCCACGCTCGCCACGCGCGCCGCGCAGCGAGTCGAGCCACTGCCGGCGCGTGCCGCTGAAGCCCTCGTCGACGGCGACCTCGTAGGCGCTGAGGCCCTGCCGACCGCGCGGGCCTCGCTCGCCTTCCGGGCCGAGCGCGACAACGGTTCGGCGGTCAGCCATCGGTCAGCGCCGGCAGGGCGCGGAAGCGGTCGGCGATGGCGGCGGCGAGCAGTTCCACGTCCGCGTCATCCTGCGCGGGCGGCGCGGACAGGCGCTCGACCATCGCTTGCACGTCGCGCAGGGCCTGGGCCTGCTCCGAGGCCGCGCGGGCGATGTCGGATCGGATCTCGACGCTGTGGGCATCCAGGGCGGTGCCCACGGCTGCGTCGCGCTGCTGCTGGGCCTGGGTGACTGCGGCGCTCAGCTGGTCCGCCAGGCGCACCACGTCGGCGCGGGCGGCCTCGGCGATGGCCTTCGCGGCATCGGCTGCAGCGCGGGCCTGCTCGTCCTGCGCGGGCGGCTGATCGGCAGCGGCCGGAGCAGGTGCCGGCGCAGGCTTCGCCGCATCTGGCGGCTCGCGCTTCGCCAGGATCTCGATCGGGTAGTCCTGGTGCTGCTTGTAGATGGTGTCGCCGCCGGTCACGGACGGCAGGCCGAAGAGCGCGCGAGCCTCGTCGATCTTCATGAAGGCGCCGCCGCTGGCCTCCTTCAGCACCTCGACCTGCGTCTTCGTGTCCATGCGCAGCAGCCCGGAGAGGTCGAGCTCGACGCCGAGCACGCGGCCGTCGGCCATCGGGCCCAGCAGCCCCAGCCCGTCGTCCAGGCTGTTCTCGATGCCCTCGATCAGCGTCTGCAGGCACCGCGAGTAGTAGTCGATCCGCAGCGCCTCGATGTTGTTGTTCGGCGGCACCGACTCCGCGCCGACGAGGTAGCCCGGCACGTGAAACACCGCGGCGATCTGCGCGGCCGACCACTTCAGTTGCTCGATGAGCTGGGCGTCGACGGCGTTCGTCGTCATCGGCTTGTACTCGAGCCCGTCGCCGAGCACCGCGACCTTGCCGGCGTTCTCGCCGGTGAAGCGCTCCTCGAAGTAGGCCTTGAGCCTGGCAGCGGTCTCGTCGCTGATCTCGGACGGCGCAGTGAGCACGCCGCCGGGCTGCGACTGGTTCGCGAAGAACCGCGTCGCGTTCTCCTCGATCTTCAGGCCCTTGGTGGCCACGAGGCCGCACGCGAAGATCGGGGACAGCCCGACGAGGGGGTGGAACAGGCAGTTGATCCGGTCGTGGATGATCTCGCTGGCCGGCACCGCGGGCAGGTGCTCGAAGACGCCCGAGAGGTCGTCCTCCTGCAGCTGGTAGAAGATGTCCCCGGACTCGGAGACGAGCGGCCGGCAGCGCGTCGGGTCGAGCACGTAGAGCGCGACGACCACCCGGCGCTTGTCGCGCTCCTTCAGGATGTAGGCGTTGCCCTCGGTGAGCAGAGACAGCACCCACTGGGTGATGAACTGCTGCCAGGTCTGCCAGCGGTTCGGCTTGCGCAGCACCGGCGAGAAGGCCGGGCTCGTGATCTCCGACCAGATGCGCGCGACCTGCTCCATGAGCTTCGGCCGGAGCTTGCCGATGTCGTTGGCGATCAGCGTGAGGCACGCGAAGACGGTCGGCTGCCGCACGACCTGGTCGTTGTTGATGACCGGGCTGTCGGTCTGGAAGCCGAGATGGCTCGCGACCATGTTGTTGAACAGCGACCACCAGCCGCGGCCGCCGTCCACGCCGGAGAGGGTGCGCTTCTGCTTCTCCGGCTCGGCGATGCGCAGTTCGCCGGGCTTCGCCAGGCGCTGCGCCCAGTTGGCCAGCGTCAGGGCGACACGGGCGCGCAGCGTGCTCACTCCGAGCCCTCCGCGGTCAGGTCGCGGCGCCGGTAGGTGCGGCGCGGCTTGACGGGCGGCGCCTCTGCGACCGGCGGCGCCGGCTGCTGTTCGGCGACAGGCTCGGCGGCGGGCTGTTCGGCCACCACCTCACTGGTCGGCGACGGGTCGAACGGCGGCGAGGCGTTCGGCGCGGGATGCTCCCAGCTGACGGCGACGTCCACGACCGGCGCATCGGCCGGCGTCGAGACGTTGTCCGCGCGGAAGGGGATCGAGTCGGGCTCACCGGCCGGCGCGAAGTCCGCGTGGCCGATGGCGATCAGAAGGCGCGCGTCCTGTCCGGTGCGCGCCTCGAATTCGGCGCCAGAGGCGACCCGCCGGCCTGCGTACAGGAGCGAGCGCTTGGCGATCAGTGGAACCTTGGCCATCTGTGCTCCCGAAAAGCTCCCGGCCCGCGAAGGCCGGGAGAAAGGGCCCCGAAGGGCCCCACCCGAGGAGATCGAGCGATCAGGAGACGACGCCGCCGTATTCGGCGTTGTCGAGGTAGGCCACCGCGCCCGAGCGGCGCAGCTTGTAGTTGATGCGGCGCACCACCTTGAAGCCAACCTGCTCGGTCTGCCACAGCGACATCAGCGTCGCGGAGGCGGCGGTCGGGGTGTCGCCCGCACCGGCCGGCGCGTCGTTCTGCTCGATCGTCGCCTGGTCGCTCATCGACACCTCGAGGCCGGTGTCGCCGATCTTCCAGATGTCCGACGGCTTCAGCAGGATCCAGTGGCCCGCGGTGACGTTGTCGCCCGTGTAGACCTGGTCGCCCAGCAGCGTGCCGCCGTTGCTGTTCAGGTTCGGGAACTCCGTCTGGCCCAGCGAGTTGACCAGCAGGCTCAGCGCCTTCGCCATCGACGGCGTCATCACCTGCACCAGGCCGGAAGCGTTCTTCGCGGACAGGAAGCCGGTGTAAAGCGTCATCAGGTCGGCGCGCACGGCCGCAGCATCGGTGCCCGACGGCGAGGCCGCCGACAGGCCGTTCAGGATGCCGGCCGGGCTCACGCCAGACGAGGCCGCGGTGGTCGACAGGAAGGTCGTGTCGACGCGCTGCGCGCTGGCCTGCGCGATGCTGTCGCGGATCCACATCTCGGCGCTCGGCGAAGAGTCCGTGATGAGTTCCTTCGAGCAGACGGCCATCGCGGCGACCTTCAGCGGCGTGAGTTCCACGTCGGAGAAGTCGGCCTTCGAGACCGGGATCGCCTTCGACTCGCCGACCCAGTAGCCGGTCGCCGCGCCGTCCTGGCCCTTGATGTGCACGCGCGCCGGCATCGGGCGCAGCGGCAGGCGGTCGAACACCGTCATCGAGTAGAGGTAGTCGACGAAGTCGCCGTTGAAGCGCGTCTGCGACTCCACCAGCTCGGCGCCCCACTCGCCCGAGCCGGTGCCGCCACCGGCCACCGCGGTGCGGATGACCTCGACGAGCTTCGGGTGCGACTTGCCCCAGCGGTGGCGGGCGATGTCGACCGGGCTGACGATGTTGCCCTCCTTCATCGCCATGTAGGACAGCGCCTTCGCCACCAGCATGCGGGTGTAGGACTGGCCCTTGAACGAGTCCTCGGGGTCGTGCTTGCGCACGATGATGGTCGGGCCGCGCGAGCCGGAGCCGGCGCCGCGGGTCTCGCCCTCGACGGTGCGCGCGCCGGCCGACTTGATCTCGGCGGCGCGCAGCACGCGGATGTCGTCGTCGATCGTCGCGATCTCCGAGTCGAGCGTGTCGAACTCGTCGCGCTCCTCGGCGGTCTTGGTGTGGTCGGCCTGGCTCCAGAGCTGGGTCAGCTCGTCGAGTCGCGCGGCCTTCGTGGTGCGCTCTTCGCGCAGTTGGGTGATGGTCTTCACGGTGATGCCTTTCTGGCTTCGGGAAAGAGAAAGGGCTCCCGAAGGAGCCCCGCTGCGTTGCCCCGAAGCGCCGGGGCGATTGCGATCACCGGGCGGCGCACCCTGATGGCCCAACGCGGCCAGGTGCTGCTCGGAGACCGACTTGATGGTGTGGATCGTGCAATCCATGTTCGCCGGGATCGTCACGGCCGAAAGCTCGAGCCAGTCCCACTTCATGAAGCGGAGACCGTAGGTGCCGTCGATGCGCGCCGACTCGATTGAGTTGAAGCCGATCGACAGCCCGCGCACGAGCTTCGACTTCAGCATCTGCCAGGCCTTCAACAGGCGCTTCTTCAACTCGTCGTCATCGGGCGCGTCTGGCATGTCGGCCAGCTCGCACTCGACCTCGATGCCGTTGTCGGTGGCCTTCGCTGCGGTCACCCATCCGATCGGATCGCGCGAGTCGTGCTGCCACAGCAGCGGGATCGGCAGCTTGAACTGCGCGCCCTTCGGCTCGATCACGTCGCCCATGCGGTCGGTGCTCGGCGTGCTGGCCGTTCCGGAGAAGCGACGCTTGCCGCCGGCATCCGTCGTCGCCCTGATTTCGAGCGTGGAGTAAGCGCGTTCCATCGTGGATGCTCCCTTGTTCGATGCGGCCGCTACCGGCCCGCGTCCCGTCCGTGACCGGCGGTGCACCCGTCAGCCATAGACGAACATCTGGTACTTCTTCCGGCGCGGCTTCGGGTCCATCGCCATCAGCGCGCCACAGTCGAAGAGCGCCATCAGCGGGTCGATCTTTCCGGCGCCGCTGATGTCCTTCGTGATGAGGACCGCATTCCCCTTCGCCTGGGCCTGCGCGCTGCCGACGGCGTAGGCCATCAGGCGCGAGCCCGAGTGCTTGAGCGTGCGTGCCGCCAGCTTCCGCTCGACCGCCTTGATCGAGCCCGAGAGCCGCCAGCCCTGCGGGATGCCGATCACCCGGTCGTGCTTGATCCCGCGCGCCACGATCGCCTGCACGATCGACGTGATGCCGGCCTGGTCGACGCCGATGCGGTCCAGGAGCTCGCTCTTGTCCACCGTCTCGACGATGTCCACCAGCTGCTCGATGTCGTCTTCCGACTCGTCCTCGACGATCACCAGGTCGCCGTCGCGCTGGAAGTCGAGCAGCTTCGACGCCTCCTGCTTGTTGCGCTTCAGCAGGCAGCGGTGCGCCCACGCGCGGCCCCAGTGCAGCCAGCGCCCGGTCCCGGTCTCGCGCCCCATGACGCCGAGGCCCAGCAGGTCGGCCAGGCCGCCGCCGTCGATGCCGACCACGGCGACCTCGCTGCGGTCGAGCAGTTCCTCGAGGCTTTCCGGCCCGTCGCCGTTCTGCTCCCAGTGCTCAGCGCCAACCCAGGCGCGCGGCCCGAGCCCGACGCCGATCTCGATGTCCAGGTGCTGCGACGCCCAGATGCGCAGCTCCTCGTCGCCCTTCGCCTCGGCGTCGGCCAGGCCCTCGATGAGGGTCTCGATGCGCACCGACAGGCCGAGATTCGGCAGCACCTGCGGCCAGTTGGCCGGGTCACGCCACGGCTTGTCGGGGTCGCTCTGGACCTCCGGCGGGAACTCGTACAGCACCGGCAGCGTCGCCCCGGTGCGCTTGCCGTCGCGGATCTCGCGCGCCTTCTTCAGGTCGGCGTCGAACACCCCGGCCGGCGGCTCGTCGCTCTGGGTCGTGATCGTGAACAGGAAGGCTTCGGGGAACGGCGTCATGCCGCCCCGCAGCTGCACCATCGCCTTCGCCGCCCGGGCAGACTTGCCCAGCACGTGCAGTTCGTCGATGAGGCCGCCGACGACCTTCTTCCCGGTGACCACGTCCGGGTCGAAGGTCATGATCTCGAGTTTCGCGCCGGTCTCCCGGTGGATGATCGTCTTCAGGTGGTCGCGCACGTGCAGCTTCTTCGCCAGCACGTTGTCGAGTGCGATTGCGCCCTCTGCCGCTGCGAAGGCGTCGTCCGCGGTCTTCTGCACCGGGCCGGTAAGCAGGAACGGCGCCCGCGGCCGGTCGTTCATCAGCAGCGCCGTCAGCATCAGCAGCGCGCCGCCTGTGGTCTTGTTCTGCTTTTTCGGGACGAGCAGGAAGACCTCGCGGATCAGCCGGGCCTTAGTCGCCGGGTCGAGCGAGGCGAACAGCGCGAACACGATGCGGCGGAACCACTCGCCGCCAGCCTCGGCCATCGTCGGCGTGCCAGGCACGTCGAAGAGCCGCAGCTTGTTCAGGATGCCGACGGCGCGCTGGCCCTCGGTCGGGTTTGGCAGGTCAAGGTCGGGGACGAGGCTGCGCCCGGACTGGAGGCGTTCGCGCCAGTCCGGGCACGACAGGTCGAGCGTCACTGCGGCGTCGCGGGCCCTGGCAGGAGGTCAGCCCAGTCGGTGCCGGCCTGCGCGGTCCTCGCCGCGCGCGAAGCGATCTCCTTTTTCCCGGGCGGCTCCTCGCGCGGGACGCGCGGATCACGCTCGCTGGCTGGCTCGGTCCATCCGGCGCGAGTCTTCAGCCAGAAGATCTGAGCCACGACGCTCGGCCGCTTGTCGTCGGTGGCGGCGCGGAACAGCGCGGAGGCCACCTTCGCGTTCGCCTCGATGGAGCCGGCGTCGAGCTCGTGCCGGAAGTACTTGCGCAGCGTCGGCTCGCTGATGTGCAGCACGATCGCGATGTCGGAGTGCGGGACGCCCATCGCGGCCAGCGTCTTGCACTGCGCGCGCTCCTTCTCGGAGGGCTGGAAGCTGGGCCGGCCGCCCTTGTTGGGTTCGGTCATGCGGGCACCGCTTCGCGCTCGGCGGCGATCTCGTCGAAGGTGCGGCCGTCGCCTTCGAGGGTTGCCTGCAGGCCGGTGAAGGCCTGCCAGCGCTTGATGGCGACGTCGACATAGTGCGGCGTCAACTCGAGCGCGCACACGCGGTGGCCGGCCTTCTCGGCTGCGATGATCGTGCTGCCGCTGCCGTTGAACGGCTCGTACAGAAGCGCGGATTCCTTGAACACCAGGCGGGCCAGCAGCCATTCCAGCAGGGCGACAGGCTTCGGGCACGGGTGGTCGATGTCGGCCGCATTCGCCGGCACGTTCAGGTTCACGGCATCGGGACGGCCGCCCATCCCGGCAGCCAGGCTCGGGTCCTTTCCGTAGGCCAGCAGAGGCTCCCAGGCACTCACGCCCCAGGACTGGTCGCCGTAGAAGAGGAACGGCTGCCAGCAGTTGAAGCCCCAGGAGGACCGCAGCTGGCCGCCTCCGTAGAACCAGCACAGCACCCAGGCCGGTTCTGGGTACAGCCACTGATTCGTGACCCCTGGAGAGAAGACGACCGTCTCTGATACAGCGCGAGCGATGGGGAGCCATGCCTTCGCCAGTTCCACCAGGTTCTCGCGGGTGTCCTCATACTCGGCATAGTCGTTCTTGCCGCTCGCCTTGCGCTCGCCCAGGCCGTAGGGCGGATCGGTCAGGCAGAGATCAGCGCGCTCGCCGGCCAGCACCTTGTCGACGGCGGACCGGTCGGTGCAACTGCCGCAGAG